AAATAAAGTTAGTTGCTTCTGTTCCTCGTATTCCAAACCATGTTGCTTTATATATATTTCGAGCTCTTCAGCAGTATCAAATGTCTTTTTAACACCTTGCCAACCTGGTACGATATGCCCATGAAAGTAATAAGTGTCATTCACTACATGGATATGTGCCACTTGCTCGTTATCCTGATACAGATATCTCTTAGATCCAAAGAATTGATTTAGGTATTCTTTGCGTGCGTTATCTGTTTTAGGCATTTATGCTTCCTGCCATTTCTTAAACATTTGATTATAAGTAGTATCAAACCAGTACAGATCACGCGGATGTTTCTGAGGTACATTAAACAAATGTGGCTTCTTCTTTCTTAGCTCAGCCTTTTTACGTCGTTGTCTAGCTATTTCACGTTCTCGCTCCAAAGCTTTTGTTATTTGTATTTCTCTATAGTCATTCAGCTTCATGCCGAAAGGTGCATCAATTGCTTCCGACAACTCCCACCCCTTCGCAACTCTGTTTCTAACTATTTCGGGCGTGAGTCCTTTCTTTTTCATCTGCTCATTTTCATATTCAGTGTATTTAGAAGGCGTCTTTTCTTGTGGTGGCGCAATAAGCGCATCACCTGTTATTCCTTTTGATATTCTGTAATTAAGTAGTCCTTTGCTTAGGTTGTACTTTTTAACTATTTCGCTAACAGTCATCATCTTGCCGTCAACCTTTACTTTCTTAGGCTTTACTACATTTTGTATTAAGTCTTTCCCTCTTGCCCCTCTGTCGTACCTAGTAATTAGTGTTGATACTTTGATGTCGTATTTATCAGATGCATCAATAAGCGTCATCATCTTACCGTCTATTCTCACTTTCGTATTTATGCCTGCCATTTATTCCACCTCTATATATGCATGTCTTATTGTTATGCTGTCATACTCTAGTATTTCGTCCGGATTGTTATATAAGTAATCTGCCAGCGCTTCTTTTTCTTTATCCACATCATCGAAATGATGATATTCAACTTCTGTAGGTATTCTTATATCAATCGTTGCGTTTATATATGCTTGTTGTTGCATTAGATCACTTCATTTCTCTTTTGCGTTCTCGTCTTGCTTTAATTAATTCCTCGTAAGTAATCTATGTTTTGCCTGTGTACTTAGGTGCTTTACATATCCAATTGAGTTTTATGTTTCTGTATTTATGTCTGAAAATCTTAGCTTTAAGTTTTGCTACTTCGGTTGGCATACCTTTAATGTCGATAACTTCAATCAGTTTGTCATCGAGATATAACGCGAAGTCTGCAATATATTCAATCTTTCGTTGTTTATCTAGTTTTGGTAATAATTCGAATTTCGGTTGTATTTCGATATGATCATAATTAGTGCCATTCATATTACTTTCTAAATATTGGTAATATTCACACTCTACTTTGCTATCAAATACAATTCCTTTGTACTCAACTTTCTTAGCATTGTATTTACTCATTGCGCCACCTCTAAATATCAAATATCGTTGCTTGTAAACCTAGCTCTTGCTCATATAGAAGTCCGTGAGCGCCTTTAAATCGTTTTAGGTCACTATCAGTCATAATTTTCTTTTCGTCGCTGAAATGGGCTCCTGTGAGCGAATAAACTTCATTCTCGTTATCTTCATGTTTGATGACCTTAATATCTTCCGTGCCATCTTCTCGGTATAAGTAATATTTTTCTTTCGGCATTTTTAACACTCCTTAATATTCGACGATTGCGGGTCTTTCTTCTTTTTCTTTCAACTTATCATCAATAAGTTTTTTAAGTTTCTCTTGGTCTCCGTTTGCAAAATCAATCATCTTTTGAGCATATACATCTCTACAATGTAATATTTCTTTTATATTTTGTTTTGTGATTACCACGCATCTCGCTCCCTGAAATCGTCTCCGATTACTCTTACTTTTCTTGCTCTTTTTTTCATTCTCGAATTTATACGTTGCCAGTTCATATTTTGATTTAGTTCTTTATCACTAAAGTTAGTTGTAAAGATGTTGTTTTTACCTACTCTGTTATCAACAATGCTGAAAAGTTTATTTATAGTGTGTTCTGTGTTTTCTACACCCATATCATCTAGTACAAGTAAATCAATCTCACTAAGTAATTTGACTAGTTCGTCTGTAGTCTCTACTGCATTTTTGTTGTATGTCGCTTTGATACGATCCATCAACATTGGTATATGCATAAAAGCAACTGTATGCCCTTTAGCTTTAACTGCTTTTGCGATAGCGTATGCTAGGTGGCTTTTACCAGTTCCATATGAACCTTGCAATATTAATGATTTTGGTTCTTTTGTAGAGAAGCCTTGTACGTACTCTATTGCTGTTTGCTTAGCTTGTACTTGTTTTTCATTTTGTGGCTTGTAGTTTTTGACTGTTGCATCTCTTAAAGACGGATTAACGTTTGATTGATTGAATATGTTGTTTATCTTCCGTTGCTTGTTTCGCTTATATTCCTCATAGATTTCACATTTGCAACCGTCTTTATACTCGTAACCATTCGGGTGTTTTTTAGTAGGAGCAAACTTATATAAGTCATATTCACTTCCACATCTCTCACATTTCAATCCTTTTTCGACATGAGTAGGTTGATATTTTTTCAAGCTTTCGTTTATCTTTTCGCTGAATAGTGGTTTCATAATATCCCCCTAATCCCAATAACTTTCGTCGTACTTCATGCGTTCCAATTGATCTATGCCAGTTGGTTGCGCTTTTTGATTGAGGTACCCCTCAAATTTATTGCCAAAAAGTGTTTCTGGTCTAAGGTATTTATCGCTATCCGTGTTTAGCCACTCAGCTGTTTTGATATCAATCACCTTTTTAAAATCCTCCAACCTAAAATCTTGATTCCATCTTGCTTTAATAAAATCTTTTGATTTAGCTGTATTGTGTTTAAAATGCTTTCCTGTTTTTTTGTTTAAGTATTCGATAATTTCTTTATAGGGAATGGAATACACAGTCGGGTTGCCCGACAATATACTTCCATCATTATTAGTATTGTTATTATTAGTTAAATCATTATTAGTACTATTATTATTAGTAGTACGCCCTTTTCGGTTTTCCGTTTTTCCGTTTTCCGAAAACCCGTTTGCCGATAATCCGTTTTCCGAAAATGGCATTTCGGTTGGTTTTTCGTAAACTAAGTATTCAAAACCTTTAAACACACCGTTTTCAGCTCTTTTTTGTATTCTGTGAACATATTTATTATCCATAAGTTCTTGAACGCCACTATTGATTGATTTTTGTCCATCATTCATATGTTTAACTACTTCTGACGTGTATATTTGCCAATTGTCAGGACGACTTAGGAAATACAATAATATCCCTTTAGCTTTAGCACTTAAATTACTATCGAACACAAAAGATTTATGCACAGTTACAAAATCGCCACTTTCTTTTATCGTTCTAAATGTTGCCATTTCGTTATCTCCTTTCTGGTATAATTTTATTATCGCTATTGCGTTAGATTGGGGGTGAATAATTATGGATCCTATTTTAGGTAAAGGTATTGATAAAATTATTGAAGGCGCATCAAAAGGGCCTGTAGAAACATTCTCTAAAACTTGGGAACTTGTCTTTGGGAAATTCCACCTTTATGTGGATAAAGTTATTTATCAAAGAGAAGTAGAATTTGAAAAATTCAAAGAACAATTTAAAAAAGAAATATCTTCTGTACCTGAAAATAATTTACAAGAACCACAATTTTCTCTTCTAGGTCCTGCTCTAGAAGCTTCAAAGTTTTACATTAGTGAAAAAACTTTAAGTAATATGTTCGCAAAACTAATAGCATCATCTATGGATGACAGAAAAAACTCATTAACCCACCATTCATTTGTTGAAATAATTAAACAATTATCCCCAAATGATGCTATTCTTTTAAAACATTTAAAGAATCACGAAGTACATCCTGCCGTTAAATATAGAGCGGTTTTAAACCCAAAGAATGACGGTATGAATATATCGGACACGTTAATAAAAGACTCTCCGTTAGATATAGAATCAACCGAAATTTCAATTAATAACCTAGTAAGGTTAGGGGTTTTAAATGAAACTTTTGACATGTCTTACTTAACAAAAAAAGGAATTTATAATAAGTTTTATGCTCCTCAGTTTTTAAATCACTTTAATAAGATTATAGAAAAACAAAGATTTGTTTCGGGATTAGAATTTGTTAAAAGAATGTTAAAGTCAGGACACAACCTAGAAACAATAAGTAAACTTTCTGGCATTGAATTTGAAGTATTAAAGTTACATTACAGCCCCTGGGTAATAGACATCAAAAAAGGCTCAATTAGTTTGTCCGCCTATGGTAAAGCTTTTGTAAAAACCTGTATTAACTAAACGGAGATTTTAAAATTTTCTCCACTTTTACAGCATACATAGCATTTCTAATCTCTTCCGCCAAGATGACGATTAGGAGTGCTATTTTTATTATTCTTAGTCTATTCATTCCTTTTTCTCTCCTTTCAACATTTTATTGAGCCTCTCATCAACTTTTATCCACGAGTCATGCAAGTGATATTTATCATCAAACGACTTAACACCAATTGCATGTTGCTCGTTGTGATGTTCGCGACATAACGCTAATACATGTTTGTCGTAGTGATTCATCTTGTTTCTGTTCATGCCTCTACCTACTGCTTCGTAATGTGCTAAGTCAGCGTGAGGCTTTCCGCATATTACACAGTTGCGGTTAACAGTTGACCAGTATAAGAATGATTTATCTCGTTTCAGTAGATTACTCGTTTTGTAGCTAAGTGGTATGTCATTGTAGAACGTCCAGTCAAGCGTTGCTTCAATGATTTGACTTGCTTGTGTTCTCGTACAATTACTTAGTGAAATACGTTCATCATAGCCGTAGTAAGTCCTTACATACTCGATGAACATATGTCGCATATAGTCCATTGGTTGACCTGTATATTCTTCTATGTCTTTGACAAGCGCGAATATTTTTCGTCGTTGCTTGCCGGTAATTCGAAACGGATCTATGACGCTCACATCGACTTCCACATCAAACCCGTTATCAAGTAGTAATGTTTCTTTATTACCTAATTCAACACCCGAGATGACAACTGTTGTTGTACCGTCATCTTGAGTGATATAACTAGTAATTATTGGCATCTAATCATTCCAATCAGAACGGTAAGTCATCATCAATAATCGCAGTGGTATTATCAAAAGGATTATTACCAGTTTGAGTTTGTCTTTGTTGATGATAATTGTTGTTTGGTTGTTGGTTGTTATTCTTCGGTTCTAAGAATTGAACACTGTCCGCTACTACTTCTGTGACAAATACACGTTGCCCGTCTTTGTTTTCATAACTGCGTGATTGTAAACGTCCATCAACGCCAGCCAATGACCCTTTGGATAAATAATTATTTACATTTTCTGCTTGTTTTCTAAAAGTTACACAGTTAATAAAGTCTGCCTCACGTTCTCCTTGAGCGTTAGTAAATGTTCTGTTAACTGCGATAGTGAAAGTGGTAACACTCACACCATTTGGCGTTGTTCTATATTCTGGATCTTTTGTTAAGCGTCCTACTAATACTGTTCTGTTTAACATTATTGTTTTCCTCCAGTAATTGTTTTTGCGTTGTTTCGTATTTTTTGAATAGCTTCTGCTGCTTGTTTTTCTGTTAATTTATAGTTATTTATGTCGAATTTTTGTTCTACTATATTTTGTGGAGCTTCTTTATCCGTGCCCTTTATCAATTTAGTGAAACTTATAACCTCTTTCCTTAAAATCCCTATAGTTTCGCTACTTGCCCATTGCGTTCTAGTTTGCTGTTTTGGATTATTATTTTTTCCACTTGCTTCATTTCCGTCATCGTCTTGGTCACTAGTAATACCGAAAATCGCAGATAGCGAATAACGTTTAAGATAACTTATTAACGAGCCTGCTCCTTGTGGCGTATTCTTTTCTGCATTCATAAATACAGGATCATACTCGATATATTCACCGCTTTCATGCATAAGCATTGTAGCGACTCCTACGCGCCCGTCTACATCGTTCAAAGCCCATTGAGTATAAGAGAGTCCATGAGGTGTTGCCGCCTCGTCAATGGCTTCTACAACGTTCTCAAGAGGTACGTATTTTGATTTGAAAAATGGATTATTTTTATCTTTGAGCGGTTGTTTTACTTCTTTACGAAACGCAACCATAGCTTTGTTTATTTCTACAACTGTTTCTGATTTATTCATCACTTAATCACCAGGCTTTCTGTTACCTTTAATTCAACGCCAGGAATATCTTTCCCATCTTTCAAATCATCGATTAGTTGCTTAGAATTAAGTTTCGGGGCTTGTGATAGCCAATAATCCTTTGGAATAAGTTTTTCATCGATAATATTTTTACTAGCCCCGTTTTTGCGCTTGTAAATATGATTAGTAGCTGTGCGGTAACTATCTACTTCCTGTGTTTCTAACATCTCTTTTAAGTAATCTCTTAAACGATCAGTTAAATTTTGTTTTTGTTTTTTTAAATTTTGAAGTCTCTTAATTTCTTTATCTATGACATCTATGTCACCTAAAGTTTCACGTCTCCAATTGACAATGTTATCTACTTTGACGTTCATTTCTGCTTTGATAGAATCTAATGTATCTTTTAGTAATGTTGGATCTAATTCATCTTGATTAGACATCTCTTTAAATGCTTCTGATAGCTCATATAGATTAGCCATTAGTTAATCCCCCTCTACCATTTCATGACTAAGTTAATTAGTCTATCCTGCTCGTCTGTGTTCTCTTCAATCCATTCATCTATCTCTTGGTTGAATAATTCTGATGCCATATCTAAGTCATTCTCATCTGCGACATAAGCATGTTTAATTGGTACGTTGTTCATATCTTTAACTTGTATTGATATGCCCATATGACCTTTTAAAATGAATAGCTTAAAATCGAATCCGTTAACATGAATATTTTTGCGTATGATTTCGCCTATTTCGTAATACATCTTGACTTCCTCCGTTTTTCGTTTTATATTTAACTTGAAATTTTTCTTAAGTGCTTGATACTGTTACTTGTTGGCGCAAGTAGCAGTTTTTTTTATTCTCCATAAAAGTATTCCTTATAAAATATGAATGTCGCTATACTTGCGAATCCCGCGATTGACCATGCTGTAGTGAAGTACAGCAATGGCATAAGCACAATTGCTAAGACTGTGAAGCATAGTATTGCTACTAGGTAGCTTTTATAAATGTTACTCATTTGATAACTCCCTCCTGCCTTAATACTTCGTGAATAATTCCGAGTTCGTACATTTTGTTAAACCAATAAGTCGCCATTTCTTCACTCATTTTTAGTTCCTCCTACAATTCGTTTTCGAATTTCATTTCAATTTGCTTGATTCTGTATAACGTAGCTTGTGACGGGAACCAATTAGCAATCATTTCGATTACATCATTGAAATGTTTTTGTCTTACATTCGTTCTTGAACTTGCACCAGTCATCTTTTTCACTTCTGAATTAATATCCCTGAATAATTCGCTACGTTGTTTTTGATTCGTTATCGCATGTAGCCTTTGGATATGTGCGACTCTTTGATTGATAGTTCTAGTTAAGAAATTGTAATCTCCAGCATCCAGTTTTTGATTTTCTTTCAAATCAATAACATCATCTTTTACGTTTTTAATTTCTTGTTTTGTTTCTTCTGTAGCTTCAAACATTAATCTCAATGCTTGCATTGGGTCGCTAGGCACTTGATACGCTCCGGTTTTTCTTAGTGTTGGTAAAACTTCCGAAGTTACCCAACGTTTGAACCGCTTCGCATTTTCTAATTTGCTAGAAAAGATTAAACTGTATAGTCCTGATTCATTGATGATCGTTACATTTCTGTTTTGACCTGCCGTCGCGATTTGCGACGTCAGCTTATCTTCCGCATCAACATGTTTTGACAAAGCATCTCGTCCGTTTGCGTAACCTAAAATGTCAGCAACATCTTTTCCTATAAAATATGGTTCACCGTCAACCTCTAATGTCCTTACTGGTAATTCTTCAAAATTAAATGTTTGTAATTCTTGCATTTGAGTTTCCTCCTCTAATTTGTTTGTTGTTCTTTTTCGGGAACGCTATTAGTAAAAAAAATATCTAGGTTATTTGTTTCATAACCTAATATTTTCGCCATTTTTATAAATTCATTCGCTCCAATATCTACTATCCCATTTTCTCTCTTTGCATAAGGCGTTCTTGTTTTCCACCCCATTTTGTGAGCCATTTCATCTTGCGTAATACCACAAGCTATTCTTTCCGCTCTCAATCTTTTTAAATTTAGTACCACGTTTACACCTCCTGTCGTTCTCGTTTGAGAACTAATTACAATTTATCATTGTCGTTCTCATTCGTCAACACTTTTTGCTAAAAAAAATTCAAAAAGTTTTTTCTTTCTTATATATTGTATTCTTTCGGGAACGGTGTTATAATCAAATCGTTCACAAATAAGAACAAATATTCAATTCAGGAGATACAATAAATGAGAACTAATGATGAAATAATCACAATTATAAAAACATCTATGAAAGAACAAAATATGTCACTAAGTGAATTAGCTCGTCGTGTTGGTGTAGCAAAATCTGCGGTATCAAGATATTTAAATTTAACTAGGGAGTTCCCTCTAAATCGCGCCGAAGATTTTGCGAGAGTACTTGGAATAAAAACAGAATATTTATTAGGATTTGCTGAACGCGAAGAATCTACAAAACAAGATACTATCGCTGCGCACTTGGATGGAGATTTTACAGAAGAAGAATTGATTGAAATCAGAAAGTATGCAGAGTTAGTTAGAAAAGCACATCGAAATCAGTAAGGGGTTATTATATGTATTTATACGAAAATATGGTTATTGAAAACAAAGAGATACCAATTGATGATGGGAAGTCTTTAGGTAATTTCGAGGGACTCTATGACAATGGGGTTATTTTAATTAACAAAAATTTATCTGAAAGGCGTAAAGCTGAAGTTTTATATGAAGAACTTGCACACCACAAGTTGACGTATGGCAACATTTTAGATCAGTCGAATTTTAATAATCGTAAATTTGAAAATTACGCTAGGCGACACGGATTTATTTCTGCAGTTCCATTGCGTGAAATTGTAGAAGCATACAATTATGGAGTTCGTAATTTATATGAATTATCTGAGTATCTTCAGTTAAGTGAAAAATACATTTTAGAAGCACTAGAACAATATAAAAAAATCTATGGAATTGGAACTAACTACGGCGAATACTCAATTACATTTGAACCGTTGAGAGTTTTTGAATATAAAGAAATATGAGAAAAGGAGTTATATAAAAGATGAATCAAGTTCCTAATGATAAGTTAACAGTTAAAGAATCTTGGACTGCCGGAAAAATTCGAGGGAAGTTAAATAAAGGTCAAAAACAAGTATTTGATCGTATGTCAATTTCTGAAAAACGTGATATTATCGAAAAATTTAATAACAATATCCCTTTTGAAGTAGAAGAAATCGAAAGAAATCAGGAAACAAAATACAAAATTATCGAAAAAACTTTAAATAAACGCGAACTAAATACAATGTCTGAGAGCGGTAAAGACATGTTATTAAAAAATAAAGTTGGTCAATTCATAGATAGCTTTTCAACACGTTTCAGTAGTTCGTTTTCTAATCCTAACAACGCAGGTCAAATGTTTACTTACGAAATGATAAATCAAAATTTTGTCTTAATAGAGATGTTAGACGAACATCTTAAAAACGAAAACAAAATCATAGAGCAAAATAACGAAATTATAGATTTATTAAAACAAATTGCAAATAAAGGGGTATAAACATGAAAAAAATATTAGGTTTATTATTAGCGAGCACATTAATTTTAGGTGCATGTGGTAGCAACGACGGAGATAAGAAAGACGAAAACAAGAAAACTGAAACAAAGAAAGAGAACAAAGACAAAAAGAAAGAAACTAAAGACAAAGCAGAAGTGAAAAAAGAAAATGCTAATCAAAACAATAACAATAACAATAACAATAACAATAATCAAGTAAACAACGAGAACAACACAAACGTTAACAACAATCAACAAACCAATAACACATCTAAGCAACAAGTACAGAAGAACCTTCCAGCTACCAATAATGGACAACAAGCACAACCACGTGACCCAAACGAACCTAGTTACGAAGAATATTTAAATGCTAAAAGAGCCACTGAAGAAATGGAAAGTAATCCGGACAAAAACCAACATGCTGGAGGTGGTCCAGGAATGTCGTTAACACACCCTAATCAGTCATATGATAGTTTTAGAAAAGAAGTAGGAAAAGCAAGAAGCGAAGCAATAGTTGTTCAATAATAAAATTTCGGGTAGCCCGCCTACCCTTATTATTTTTTTGCCAATTTTGAGGAGGGAGCACATGAAAGTAGCAATTTACACTAGAGTTTCAAGCGCTGAACAGGCAAATGAAGGGTATTCTATCCACGAACAAAAAAGAAAGTTAATTTCATTTTGTGAAGTTAACGACTGGAATCGATACGAAGTATTTTCAGACCCGGGCGTTTCTGGCGGTTCAATGAAAAGACCATCATTACAAAAGTTGTTTGATAGATTAGAAGAATTCGATTTAGTACTAGTATACAAATTAGACAGATTAACACGTAATGTTAGAGACTTACTGGAAATGTTAGAAGTTTTCGAAAAAAACAATATAGCTTTTAAAAGCGCAACAGAGTTATTTGACACAACTTCCGCTATAGGCAAGTTATTTATAACAATGGTTGGTGCAATGGCAGAATGGGAGCGTGAGACAATACGAGAGCGCTCTTTAATAGGAGCTCGTGCAGCAGTTAGAAGTGGTAAGTATATTAAAGTTCAACCTTTTTGTTATGACTTAGTAGATCAAAAATTAAAACCTAATCAATACGCCGAATATATTCGTTTCATAGTGGATAAGTTACTGAGCGGTAAGAGCGCTAATGAAGTTGTTAGGCTGTTAGAAAGCAAGAAGAAACCACCTGGTATAACAAAATGGAACAGGAAGACAGTGCTTGGGTGGATGAGAAACCCGATTTTGCGAGGACATACCAAACATGGAGATTTACTAATAAAGAACACGCATGAGCCAATCATAAGCGAAGATGAACATTCAAAGATGCTTGATATTATTGATAAAAGGACACATAAATCTAAAACAAAACATAATTCTATATTTAGAGGTGTTATAGAGTGTCCGCAATGTCAAAACAAACTCTACCTATTTAGCTCGATACAAAAACGTGCTAATGGAGGATCTTATGAAGTTAGACGTTATACTTGTGCAACATGTCATAAAAACAAAGAAGTTAAAGATGTTTCATTTAACGAAAGCGAGATTGAAAGAGAGTTCATCAATACTTTACTCAAAAAAGGAACAGATAACTTCATGGTAAATATACCTAAACCAAAAGATTATGATATTGAAAATAATAAAGAAAAAATATTAGAGCAACGCACAAATTATACCCGCGCTTGGTCATTAGGATATATCAAAGATGAAGAATATTTTGTATTAATGGACGAAACAGATAAGTTATTGAAAGATATTGAAGAAAAAGAAAGCCCTCGAATTAATATAGAATTAAATGAACAACAAATTAGGACAGTTAAAAATTTATTGATCAAAGGCTTTAAAATGGCGACTGCAGAAAACAAAGAGGAATTAATTACAAGTACCGTCGATTTAATTAAAATAGATTTTATCCCCCGAAGGTTAAATAAAGAAAGTAATATTAACACAGTTAAAATCAATGAAATACATTTCAAATATTAA